CTGATGTTCCCGCGCTTGCCTTGACGCACCACCCCAGCACCACCCCATGGGCCGGTTGCGTGGGCCTGGTGCTGGTGAGCTGGCCGGTGGTTTCGCTGAGGAACACCAGCCCGCCCTCTGTCAGGCCGGATGTGTTGACGCCAGTGAGCGGGCCTTCGGTAACAACGAAGCCGTCGGAATTGCTGGAGATCGCCTCCAGCGTCAACCCCAGGGTATTGGCTGCAGTGGCTTCCAGGGAAGCGTCGGCCGGCGCAATGGTTTTGGTTGTTCCGCTGCTGCCAGTCACGCAGACCGGCACGCCTTTGGCTATCGCGCTTCCGGTGTTATTTCGGACTGGTGCTACAGTTAGAGTAGCGCGGTCAACGGTTATAGAATCTAGCTTTGCTTGGTTGGCGGCAGATAGCAAGCCAGCCGCCAGCGTGGTGGCTTCCGGTAGCGTTACATCGGTGCCAGTACTGCTACCAAGAACACGGGTCGCTGGATCGTAAGTGAGGTTTGTAGCAGGTGCTAAGTTTGCAATGTTTTGAGTAGTTGCATCGACAGTATTCGCACCCTGATCCATTGGCACACGTTCCGTGCCAGTTAGTGGTGTTGTTGCGTTAGGCAGCCCTGTAATAGTGGTAGTCATTGCGCAACCAAGGGAATCCCGGAAAGTGTTGTAATTTGGAGGCCTGACAGGGTGGTGATAAACGTGTCGGCAACAGGAGCAATCGGCTCCAGAGACAGGCTAACCATCATGTAGGCCCCATCGCCCACTGGCATCGGTTCGCGGACGGAATAGGTTGAGCCATCGACTTGCAGTAGGTCGCCGTAGCGGAGGGCTTGAAACTTTTCAGAAGGTAGATTATGCAGAACATAATCAGTGCTAATTGCATTGCCGTCTGCAATCAACTGCGCATTTTTTTCAAGTAACGCATTATCGGAAACGGCGCCCCAGATCACCGGGACGCCGCCAAGGTGCCGGTTGACGGCACGGGCCAGCAGGTCGTGACGGCTGGCCCAGCCCATCAGACAGTTCCGTTCAGGCGAACAGAGCAAAGGGAATCCCCGTCGGCGCAAGTGGCGGCAAAGCAGCCAACCAGGGTATTTCCACTGGCAACAGCAGAGAATGACTTACTGGCGGCAACCCAGTACGCCTTGGCGCCCTGCGCTCCACCAGTGCTTGCGCCAGTGGCCTTGGGCTGGGTGAAAACACCTTCCATACGGAAAGCGCTCTCCTCGCCACTGGCCACGTCAGTCACGGCAATGCCAAACAGCGCACCGACCAGGGCCCCCTCACCCGAAAGCCTGGCATAGGGAGCGGTGAGAGTCATGTACTCACCGTCTTGAACAAAGTTCTTCATTGATTCAATACCTCAGGGATGGAATGATAATTAGGCGCCAGCGGAGCGTACAAAGCCCCGATAGTCGGACAGGGTGCAGCCGAAATCCATGCGGACTAGCAGCTCAACGCCGTCGGGGTTGCGCTTTTCGGTTGTGGTGATCGTCGGGCCAGCCTCGCCAGCGAGGTAGCCGTAGGTGATCATCTCAACCCGGTTTGGCGAGCTGGTGAGATACCAATAGGCGGGGTTGTCATCGCTCAGGCGAGGTTCAACAATCAGCTGAACACCGCCAGCAAATGGATTAGGCCCACTGCTACCGGTCAGATTTGCTGGAGCATAGCCGGTTGGATAAAGGAACTGCAGGGCAGTGGTTTCCAGCTCAGGTGGAACCACCAGATAGGCAGGCGCCAGGTTGAGGCGATTACCGGCCAGGTCGGACTGCTTGCGCAGCTTGACTTTCGCGGCGTCCATGCCGGCAATACCGATCACGGAGGTGCCACCGCTGATGGTGTTGTTGTGGCTGGAGTGGAACAGGGCCAGGCCATCTATGCTGACGGTGGCACCAGAGGCGCCGGTGGTCAGCATCTCCCATACCAGGTTCGACTCCAACAGCCGACAGCCGCGACCCATCAACTCGGGAACCCGCGAGAGACAATCCAGGTCGTCATTGATGATCGCCTGACGAGTGACCGCAATGCGCTTGCCGTAAGTGGCAATGTTCCATGTAGCTTTCCCCTCAACCAGGGTGCCAGATTTGTATTCGCCACCTTCAAGAATCTTTTCAGGGACGATCTGGCCAGAGATCTGCAGATCGGTGACCTGCTTGAAGTCGGGCAGGTTGCGCTGACGGGCCAGCGGTCCCCATGTTGGCGGCTCTTCTGCATAGGCAGCAAGCAGTGTCTTGTTGGCGACGTTAGCGAACAATTCAGGGAAGTCCGACGTACTGTGAAAGGCACGCTGAACAATTTGGTTCTTACTCATTCCCAGGGTATCAACCCCCCTGGAGCCGAGATACGACCGGCACATTTCCAGGCAGGTCACCTGATACGCCTGCCTACCTTCATCCGTAGGGGCATTGATCAGCCCAGTGCGACGCTCCAGTTCAGAGTTGAACGCACGCATCAGCGTGTCGCCACCGTCGCGAGTGACCTCGATGCGGGCAGGGTGGCCGGCGGTAGTCGGCGCCTTGGCCTCCACGAATCGCTGGTGCTCCCGAACCACAGCGATCATGGCCTCCGTCTCGGGCCGGCCCCTGGTCTCGGTGAGGATGCGGGTGATGGTCGCTTCGTCCAGGCGGGCATGACTGGCGGCTCGCCGAACGTTGAGCTCCCGGCGCTCATCGAAGGCGGAGCGCCGCAGATCAGCAACCTGCTCGACTGGAGGCTCTGACGTGGCAGCAGGCACCACGGGAGGCACGGCAGCGGCCTGGGTTTCGGTGGTCGCCGGGTCACCCCCGGCCTGTTCGTTGTCGGTCACAGAGGGTTCTCCAGAGGTGGTACTGCCGCGCATCACGGCGTGCGTGTCCCGGCCAGCAGCAACCAGGCTGACCAGCATTGGCTCCCAGTCGGTCGCCAACATTTGCCCGCCCTGCGAAACCAAGGGCTTGTGAATCATGGCGTCAACCGAAAACCGAGCAGATCCAGTCCGCAGGCGCGGCAGCGCGATTGCCATCGCATCCTCAGGGCCATCAACGACAACATTGCCCACAAGCTGGGTTGCGCCGTTGCCAGATCGCTCAAGCGTTAGGTCTGTGACTGCGCCCCAAACCGTTTTGGATGTGCGGCTGTGGTCGTAGTCGGTCGGAATCGGTCGAGTGGGCCAACGGATTGCCTCAGGGTTGTGGGACAAGACGATCCCATCGCCTACATCAGCGTCGCTAGAAATGACAATTCGCGCAGTTCGCGTTTCTTCATTCCAGCTGTTTGGCGCTAGGAGCGCCATCCGTTGCAGTTGCTGTGCCATGGTTTCAGGCTAGTGATTGTTGATTGATTCCATCCAATGGAGAATCTGCAGGCGGCTGCGCCTGTCGCGTGTTGCCCGTGGTTCCGCTTGCGCCATCGCTGGACAGCGCCAGGCCAGCCGCGCGGGCACGGGCCATATCGGCTCCCAACTCCTCGATCACAAGCTCAGGGACATAGCCCAGCATACGATGCAGCTCAGATAGAGACATAACGCCAGCCTTGATTGCGTCGATATAGGCCGGCAGTTCTCGGGCTGGATCAATCAGCCATGTGACTGGCGGGGTCCACTCAAACCGCGAACTTCCCCGGCCCATGCCGGTCATTGCGACCGCTTCGCGATACCAGCCGGCAAGGGGCTGGAGAAACTGAGGGATGATGATCGACCACCGCCAGCGAGCGACAGCGCGACGCATTTCAACCCAGCCCATCCGGCCACTGGAGAAGTTGACCTGTGACAGATCACCGGTCAGCGCTTCATAGGTGATCTCATAGGCTTGCGCTACGCTGAGCAAGTGGTATTTCTGCACAGATACAAAATCGGCAGAGCTTGGCGGTTGAGCAAACGTAATCCGTTTACCAGGCGGCAAGATCTCAATAGCGCCAGGCTCAAGCGCGTCTAGTAAAGCATTGCCATCTGTTGCCAAAGTTGCGTCAGTTTCTGTATCCTCAAGAAACGCCATGAAACAAGCCGCCAGCTTGTCCTTCAACAGCTGGGCTGAGTCGCGATCGCTAATGTCGCGCAGCTTGAGCAACGCGCTTGCACCAAACGGGACACCTGTAGCTTGGCCGGGCCGGCGCACATCATAGATGTGGCAGATCTCAGACTTTGGCACAAAGTCCGAACCAAGGCGAGCATTACGCCAGTCGCTTTCGCCAGGGTGGTAGCGGCGAATCCAATACCCCTCTAATCGTCCATCGTCAGAGTATTGTTTACCAAATTTGATTCTTGCTCCATCATCTTTTGTGATGTCCAGCCAATCAGGCTCCAGCACCTGCAGCTGTAACGGCGGCAAGCCTCGATTTAACAGCTCCGGAACAATCCTCCTACGAACAAGGCAGCTACCCCTAACAGCTACCGTGCGAGCAATCAGCGCCTGTTTTGCATAGAGATTACCCAGCCCGTCCCAGTCGCAATCGAGAGACTCAGACCACTCTCGCCAACCCTCCTGATAGCGACGGCTTGAGCCAGCTCCAACAGGTCGACCGATGATGCCATCACCAACCCAGTTGCTCACCACCACAGAGATCGCCTTGCTTGCCCATGGGTCGGAATCGACCAAATCCTGATGGCGGGCAATAATCCGCTGCAGCGAAAGCCGCATATCGGAGTTTGGGCCTTTGCTGTCGGCCAACCAGTTATCTGTACGACGGCTAAGCTTGGCAGCCTCAAATGCTCGTAAGTGTGTTTTGGCCAGCTCCAGCTGGCCAGCCTTCAGGGCCCGCTCAAGCTGGGCGGCAGTGCGTGCCATCAAGCCCTCCGAAAGCTGGCCAGGATTCGCAAGGGTCTCCTGGTACTGGGCTCCAGTCGATCGGCCATGGCACGCTCAAGCTTTCGCATATCGTCTAGGTTGCGATATGAAACAGTCCGACCGTTGGCAGAGACGCTAGTCACACCCTCGGCAATCGCGGCGCGTAGGTCGTCTAGCTGGGCTTGCGTGTATGCCATGGTGACAGGCTACTGAGTTAGGTAGGTGGATCTGCGTCGCTGTACCTGTGTCGTCTGCACCGGCCCCTTCACCTGCGCCTCCAGTTGATCCCACATTGTCGCCCGGTTGTATCGCCGGGCCACCAGCTGCAGTGCCGCGTAGGCGTAGCGTGTGCAGTCGCCACCCTCGTCATGCTCGCCCTGCGGAAGGA